TTCCCTAATCTCGCGCGACAACACAACCATTTTCCCAATCTTCCCAAACTTCTACTTTATAAAGAGATGGAAATTGTTCTAATAACCATTCTCCAATTGCTTCGCAAGACATTGAACCAAATTCAAATACATTTGTTTCTGATTTAATAAAAATGTTTCTTAATGCTTTTTGTATTTTGCGATTAAGAAGAATAAATTCTTCATCTCGATCTGTATGAGTAACATGTGCATAACAACGGAACCCAAACATATGACGATGTCTATCTGACAAAAATGCTACGTCAGGAAAAATGTCTTTTGCTGCTGGCCAATTATGAAAGCCTTCAACACTAAATGTTACTACTACGCTATATTTCATTGTTCGAATCTATCAAATTTATAATCATCTGGTAATACTTGTTGCATATTATGCACTGTCGTGCAATACAATGAATAATCATTATATACAACTTTAATGCTATCTGTTTTCTTTAACAATCCAGCATCTTTTTCATTGAGCATTAATAATATGTGAGCTCTAATACGAATCATCGGAGGAATCTTTTCAAGCATACCTGGTTCTACTTCAATTGAAATAATTTGTTTGTCTGACATCATATTAAACAAATTACCCCAATCAAAATCTTTAAGTTCATTGTTTACCAATTGCTTAGTCGCCGGAGAACAAATATAAACGTGTGCTACCGGTTTTGTTGTCACATTTCCTTGTAACAATTCATTAAAATCAGAAACAAACATTGTTTCTACATCGGTAAATCGACCTTCGACTTCTTTACCAAACCATACGCTTTTATAACCAATCATACTATATTATAAGAAATTTATTTCTATTTACCAAATGAAAAGAACTTGGCTACATTATTATTTTCAGGAAATGCTCCCCAATTCATTGCAGCGTAAAAATCATCTAATTTATTTTTCAATTCTTTTTCAAAGATTTTATTTCGATCAATATATTGTTCAACAAAATCTTCTATAACTTTTGGATCTTGATAACCTCGTAATGCAATGGTGTCAAAGCCATATGGATTATCTGATAAGTATGCCCATTTAACCTTTTCACCATCTGTTATAGGTTCAATGTCTCGAATATTGTGCATTGATAATAAATCATTAAAATTAATTGCTGATTTAACATGTGCCGGAGTACCTGATAAATAACCTGTAAATGGTTTACGCTTTTTGGTATATTTTGATATTTCTTTTACTCCCGAATTTTTCATTACATTGAGTACTGGAGATTTCTTTAAATTATTTTTGAAATCATGAATCATATCCGTAGTTTGAGTCTTATCTCGTTCTTTAAGAATATGCCATAACGTTTCTTTCATTATCTTTTTAAAATCTTCCGGGAATGAAGATCTAACAACATCTAAACCTTTAATATCTAATTTATCCGTAGGTTTGCCTTCTTTGAAAATTACCCATTGTGCATATCGTTTCTTCGCAATCCATAAACCAGATTTTGCAACATATTCTTGTTTAATTTGCCAACGATGCGTTTCTGTATTATGAAATACTACGGCATATTTGTCATACATTTTATTTACCAATGATTGAACTTCTGATGCAATTGCATTTGTTTGATCAATCATGAATTGTTCATCTGATTCATCAAATCCAGGGAATCGTTTTTCAATTAATGGCAAACTGGATACAAAGGTTGAATCCGTATCAGTATAAAATGCAAATTCTGCTTTACCTTTTGTTGCATTGATAAAATGATCTTGACCTGTTTCTTTTGCATAATGATTATTAATAACTTTTGCAGAGAATTTAATTACTGCTTGACCAGTTGCTGTAATAGCACCCGCATTATCTAAATCATGGAAACGAAATGTCTTAAGTCCTAATACTCCATAAAATGAATTGAGCAATACTTTTTGTGTTAATTGTAATGCATCATAAAATTTATATTGTTCAGACCCAACTTCAAACTCATCTCGTTTGTCTTTATAAATAACACGCTCTTCAAACCATTTTTCTAGAATGGTTGGTAAGAATCCTCTAATATCAGTTCGGTAAATAGTTCCGTTGCTAGCAACAGTATATTGATTATCAGACAACCACGCTTTAACGTGAGGAATATGTTTGCCATCTTGTAACGTTACTTCTTGTGGTTCTGATTTTAACAAACATTCTTGATCCCAATTTTTAATAACACCTATTTTGGTTTCTGGAGAAATATTAAGTGTCATGATGATACTAGGATATAGTGATGTTAAATCTAAGTCATATATCCATTTATATAATCCCGGAACTGGATCTTTTACATAAGCTCCTGCTAATGCATCTGCTTGAGTTTCTTCTTCAATAAAACGAAATGCTTTGTTAGGTGCAACTAATCTATTGCGTTTCAAATCTACAATTGCAGCGCCATCCAAATATTTAGATGCATAATATACATCTTCATATGGAACATGGCCTTTATGACATATGGTTCGAGCAAGATTAAGAAGTTGTGTCTTTTCATCTAGATCTTGAACCAGATTTACGTCGACCATGTTATATTCAACAAACTTATGAATATCCGTTGCAAAGAGTTGATTCAAATCTCCTTCATATTCAACTTTACCTCTACCTAATTCAAATTTAGCAACAGTGTCTAATCGATAATTCGGAAGTTCTGTATATGTAAATTTCTTGTAAAGTGTCAAATAATCTAAACTCGATACTCCAAATATTTTATAACGCTCGCGATTCTTATTCCATTCAACAATTCCAGCCGGCGATAATTTTTTTATTGATTGTGCACCTAATACATTTTTGCAACGATTAATGAGATATGGAATATCATAATTATCTGTATTCCATCCTGTAATTACTGTGGGTTGAACTTCTGCAAATATATTAATAAATCGAGTTAACATATCCGCTTCACTACGAAATATTTCTACTTCATAATCAGTTTCTGAAAAACCATTTGTTGTAACACGTTTTTCTTCATCTAACAATAATACTCTACGATCATTGCCAGCTTTATCATAATATGCAATAGATGTAATTCTTAAACGAGCTTCTTCTGGTGTCGAGTAACCATTTTCATCACGTTCAGACTCAATATCAAAGAAAAAGTCTCGATGTCCTTTCGATGGCTCATCTGATTCATAATACAAATCAATTAATGTTCGTACTTCTTCATTTAAATCAGATTCATATGCTGTTCGATTGTCTTTGTGATTTCCCGGTACTCGATTTAACACTGCACCATCTAATGATTTGTATTGTCCGTTTGAATCTGGTAAATATGCATATGGTTGAAATGGAAACTTTTGATGTCCTAACTCATCATCCCATACGTGCATTAAACCACTTTTTTTGTCATAACCTATTGCTTGGTACATGTTATTCTTTTGTTTTAAATTTACAATTGTTAAAGTGCCATCTATACATATTAGATGCCTGGCCATCCTTTTCGCAAAATGGACATTGTATTCGATTTTTCGGAATTCCTTTTAGTTTTAAACGAATTTTTTCTCGTACATCTAATCGTTTTGCAGAATTTAATTCGCCTAATTGATCTGGTCTAGATTTTCCAATTTTTGATTTACTTATTTTTTCTCTTACTTCAATACGCTTTGCTGGATTTTTATCTCCACGTTGCTTATTTTTTTGCTCTTCCGTCCAATAACGTATAGGTCGTTGTTTTAGTTTTTCGATAATTAAAGCTCGTTCCGGATGATTTGATATAGTATCGCCACCTGAGCCTCCTTTTGCTATATTATATAATGGTTTTAATTCAGATATCCAAAATATTTCTCGAGAATTTAATTGTTCTTCAGATTCGCAATATTCAATAATTTCTTTAACAAAATGTTCTCGACCGTATTTTTCAATTGCTTTATTCAGCAAAGTTCCGCTGCCTAAATAATTTGGATTATTTTTAGAATCTTGTCCTATATAAAATTTTCCATTAACTAAATTAGTTGTTTTATAGATAATCATAATGATCCTTTATTATAAATATCTAACCCGTATCCTAAACTTTGTAAATATCTGGCAATTCTCTTTTAATACCCCAATCATCGAGCCCATATCCAACAACAAATTGATTTTCAATTTCAAATGCATAAAAATCTGTCATAAGTGGACTAGATTTTCTTTTAAGCAATGTTACAACTTTTACATCTGCTGCGTAGCGAGAATTAACTAAATGCAATGCTTCAAACATTGTAGCACCAGTATCTAAAATATCATCGATGATATAAACTCGTTTGCCATGCAAATCTAATTCAACATCTTTAATTACTTTAACTCCTGCACTATTATCTTGCCCATTATATGATTTTAATCGAATACAATCAATTTCACAATGAATTGACATCATTCTAGTTAAATCTGAAAAGAAATGCAATGCCCCATTTAATACGCAAATCATCACCGGTGGTAATGCATTACCAGATTTCATATGATCTACCGAAATTGCTTCTGCTAATTGTTGAACTCGGTCTTGTATTTGTTCTTTTGTGATGATTTTTTCCATGTTTCGTATATTCCGAATAAATTAATTGAAATGATGATAGCACTCAATGCTAAATGACTAAAATTGTCTATATAGATATCATATGTTATCCATCCAATATCTCCAACGATCCAAGCTATCATAGCTGGCGTTCTTAAACATTTAGCATTGAGTATATATCCTACTAATACTAATAAAGTGCTTATCCAACCTAATGTTTCAATCATTTTGTTGAATTTACAAGCCCAATTTCAGATTCGCGAATCAACATGTAATCTGTATCGTCTAAGATAATGCTTTTATTTTCTCCTAGATTTGATTTGTATACAAATACCTCATCATCTATTTTTACTGTCATCGGAATACGATCACCTGTTTGTGTAAATAACCCTTGACCTGTTGCAACAACAACCCCTTTAGTAAAATTCATATCGCGATCAACTAAAATGATGCCGCCTTTTGTTTTCTCTGAAACTTTTTCTACTTTGATCAAAACCTGATCTCCAATTGGTGTCCAATTCATAACTTATTCCTTTTTTATTGATTAAATAATTCTACTATTCGTTCTTGTGTGATGTTATTGCCAACTAATCGACCTATTTCGTTGCTACCATTAGTAACAATAATTGTAGGTACATTGCGAATTGAATATTTTCCAACTGCTTCTGAATTCGTATCTACATCTAAGATGGTTATCGGTAATTGACTTTGCATAGCCTGGATTTTCGGCTTAAGTACTTTACATGGACCGCACCATGTTGCTGTGAAGTATAATATCTGTTTCATTTTATGATATAATTAATATTGACATTGCCAAATGTCGTTGTTACTGTCCAATTCATTTTCTATCTCGTTGTGAAATCCAAAATTGTAATTCAGATGTAGTTGGTACTTTAGTTAAATCAAAATGACGAACATACTCATCCGCTAAATATGCTGGCATATTAACTGTTTCATATGTCAATTGATTCCACGTTACCATACTTAAATGATTCTTTTTACGCTTTGGTCTAGTTAATGGTGTTTTTCGTTTCATATATTTATACTCCGTGTCAATTATGTTATTTTTATTTAACTTTTGATGTAATTCCCAATTGATAATACTCATACACCTCGTTTAGTATCAAATGCAATGATATGATCTCGTCCAGTCATATTATAACCCTTTTCAGCACACATTTCAAATACAATTGGATACATTTTAATTAATTCATCTCTTGTATCGCCTGCAGGCATAATAAATGTCTTCCATTTTGGAATATTATGATACATTCGAAATGCTTCAATCTCTGCTAAGTTTTCTTCAGTGCCATCCCAAACTGGTTTGTAATGATAATCTGAATGAAAAGATAACATTGATTTAATAGCTTCATGATTAAGACGATGCTTATTATGTTGACGAATCATTTTTTCATCCGTAATTGTACCTTGCGGAGTAGCAACACCTATAACAGGAACGCTATTTGCAAATTTAGGAGAAAGAGAAATAAGATCTATAGGATAATCAGTTTCAATAAAATGTGATCCTTCTGTCTCAATCGTGATAATGATATCTCTTTCATTTGCAAAATGAGTTAATTCATTTACTAATGCAGGGTGCATAGTCGGAGAACCACCAGTTAACATCATTTCTGTAATATGTGGATTCTCATCATAAATCTTGATGATATCATTAAAACAAAAAGTACCTTTTTCTGGATGGATACTTGTATACCAAGAATCGCACCAGCCTCCTTCGCCGAAATAGCAACGATGAGTGCAACCTGTAGTTCTAACTGCAATAGTAGGGCGACCAAATCGACTGCCTTCAGATTGTACACAACGATACAATTCTACTATTGGTAATGTTTTTGCGTAATCTGTAATTCTTCCTGGTTTCATAATAGGCTCAAAAAGGTAATTCATCATCATCGGTATTGACATGATCTAATTTTGTTATTAACTGTTCTTCTTGTTTATTATCTAATTTTTTTATTAGGTCGTTAAATTTTTCTTCTAATGCAGTTAGTTTATCAAACAACATGTTTAAAGTTACTGGATCTATCATTGTGTATTTAACATCATTGCCAAAAAATTTATTTAGAAATGATCTAGGATATGTTGCAACCTGTGTGAAGTTTTCGCGCTTCATATCTGGAGGTAAATCTCGCCAAACGACTTTGATGCCTTCTTTTAAAGCAGCATCCATTACTTCGCGACCTACATTGTTAAGTGTAGCAGATCTACCTGTATATTCATAGATCGATACATACATTTCATTAATATTATTCATAACTTGCTGAGTTTCGTTCGTGTTCGTATACTTCTACTTTAATAGCTTTCACTCTACCTGCAGTTTCTTCTTTTAAGAATTCATTGATTACGTTGTATAAATGTTCTGCAAACTTTTCACAGCCAACATCTTTTAAAATTCGTAATTGAATAATACCATCTTCATACATTTGTTTAAATTGCGGTAAATATGGATCATCCATGGCAACAATTGTAGTATGATCTAATAACCACGCAAAGTAATCTTTAGGATTCATTCCTTGAATTTTTGTTGTAGCTCGTTTCATACCGCCAAAGTCAAATACCCAATTGCGATGATCTAATTCGCCTTCGAACCATACACGAAATGATACTGCATATCCATGTAAGAATTTGCAATGTGTACCATCTGCTCGCCATTGGCGGAAACAGGTAGAATAACCATCAAATAATTTTGTTGACTGAAATTTAGCCATGAGTGTAACCTTTCACAAATTGATAAAATTCTGAACGAGCATTACCATCTTCTAAGAATGCTCCTGATAATTTTGCTGTTTTCATTGATGCACCACGATGCTTAACACCTCTACAAGATACACAATTATGCGTTGCTTCAATCATTACAGCAACACCTTTATTGTCAGTAATAAGTTCATCTATTGCGTGTTGAATTGCAACTGTTAATTGTTCTTGAATTGCACCTCGTCTACCAAAGTGTTCTACAACACGATTTAATTTACTTAATCCAACTACATTGCCGTTCTCTGCTGGAATATATGCAATATGAACTAGTCCTTCAATCGTTTGATGATGATGTGAACACATACTAGTTAATGGAATGCCGCCTTCGAATACAATACCGTCATAACCATCACTTGGAAATGAAGTAATATCTGACATTGGCTCATAACGACCTTTCCATAAATCATTAACATATGCCTTTGCTACTCGTTTAGGAGTATTGTCTGAATTAGGATCTTTTTCCCAATCTACGCCTAATGCTTTGAGAAATTCACCATAATAGAATGCAGCCATTTTAATAATATGCTGTTTCTCATCATCAGTCAATCTAGCATCAGGACCTTCAATAGCTTGTTTATTAGCTAATTGCGTAGAAATACCATTAGCGAAACCAGGTTTTACTAGTTCTAAGTTTTGTCTTTGCTTATCTGTCATATTGTAACTCTTTCAATAATATTATAATAAATTTATTTGGTATTTCCAACCTACATATCAACGTATTGCCATAAGTAACCTTTATGACTTTTGAATTGAGGTTTTCCTTCTGCTACCCATCTTGCATATTTTGAATTAAAACCATTGTAATCAAGTAATCTCGAATATTCCCATATTTTAATCACTTCATTAGTTTTCTTGTTAATTTGTGCAATTTTTTTATCATGTTTAAATCTACCGTTGCCTGGACCTTTTTTTACTTCTGACCAGAGTTTACATCTTTCTGTATATTCTTCTTCTGATAGATTTAAGAAACAATTGCGTTTTAATCTTTCTTCGGGCTTTTCTTTATACATTTTTTTACGAGCGGCTTTCATATTTTCGATAATACGATCATATTCTGGATGAATTGTAATTAAATCACCTCCATTTCCACCTTTGACAATATTATATAAATTTATAGTTTCACTAATTAATTCTATTTCGCGTTTATACATTTCTTCTTTTGATTGTACAGTTTCAGTAATTGAAAAGATAAATTTATCAGAACCGTATTTATTCCAAGCTCGTTGCAAATGTTTATTACAATGCGTATTCTGATTTAATGTTCGAATATGTTCTTGTTTACGATCGGTCCAATTTTTAGTACAACCAATATATCGCCAATTGTTAATAACATTTTTGATTTCATATAACACATACATATTTTATTCCTTTATTATAAATATGTATATGTTATAAACTTATCCATCACAGTCATCAGCCGTCGCATGAAATGCAGTCAGGATCAGTTGCACGAATTGCAATATCTCCACGAAGAACTGATTCGGTACGCATATAATAAAGTGTCTTAATTCCTTGTTTCCAAGCTTCGATATGAATTTGATTAATCCATTTCGGAGATGCCTGTGATGGAAATGCTAAATTAAGTGAAACTGACTGATCTACATATTGCTGACGAATGCCTGCTTGTTTAACTAGTTCTAATTGATTGATTTCTTTGAATGTTTTAAATACATCTTTTGACCAATCAATTTCTTTGTTAGTGAAAGCTGTTTCTGGCATTTCGTCTCGATGCATTAATTTACCTGCAATAAAACCCCAATTATCTAATTCTGTTAAATCTTGTACAGATCCGCCGTCAGCTAAAATCTTATCCCAAGTTTCTTTATTATTGATTCCAATTTTTCTAAGAGTTCTTTCCAATTCTTTATTCTTACGAATAAAAGTACCTTTAGATGTTTGTTCAGTGAATACATTAGCTGCCCATGGTTCAATTCCTGCAGACACATTGCCTGATAGTTTTGAATTTGAAACAGTTGGTGCAATTGCTCTTAAGTGAGTATTACGCATACCAGTCCCAACGCACCATAATGGCTCGCCATATTCATTTGCCAAGTCTCGGGAAGCTCGTTCTGATTCAATTTTTATTTGTGAAAATATTTTACGGGTTTCGAATTGTGCTGGCAATCCTTCAAATGACATTCCTTTTTGTTGCAAATAAGTATGCCAACCTAAAACCCCTAAACCTAAAGCACGACCCTTTTCCGCACTTCTAACAGAGTTTTCAAAGCCTCGCATATTCTTGGCCCTTTGTATAAATTCTTCAAGGACACCATCTAAAAACCAGGTTGCTGTGTAGATTAGGTCGGTATCTTTCCATTCATCATATTTTGCTACGTTTAAAGACGACAAACAACAAACAAATGAGTGTGATTCGTCAGTGTGCAATGTAATTTCACTACAAATGTTGGTCATGAATACCTTTAAACCATTTGTTTTATATGCATCTGGGTTTTGCTTGTTAACATTGCCTTTAAACATGATATATGGTTCGCCAGTTGCTTTACGCTTTTGAAGTACTTTACCCCATTTGCGACGAGCATCATCATTGCCTTCTTCCAATTTACGCATAAATTTGTCTGATACAACTACACATTGATGCATATTTAAACATTGACGATTTACATCACCCTTTGGTTCGCGGATTTCCAACCAATCTTCAAAGTCCGGATGATCGATATTTAGATTAACTGATGCCGCACCTCTGCGAACTGAGCCTTGGTTTGTTGCTAAAATGGTTGAATCATAAATCTTTGCAAATGGAACTACCCCATCAGATGTACCATTTTGTGATATTTTGCTGCCAGCAGGCCGAATCATGTTCATTCCAATACCGACACCGCCTCCATGTTTAGCAAGAAGCATCATTTCTAGATTCTTGCCGCCGATGTCTTGAATTGAATCTGCTACATCGATACCAAAACACGAAATTGGTAAACCGCGGTCTGTTCCTGTATTAGATAATACTGGTGTTGCTAAATTTAACCAACCTCGCCAAATATAATCAAAGAATTTAGATGCCAATGATGGTTTGCCTAAACGGCGCGCTACTGCTGTTGCAACACGCCAATATGCATCTTTAGGAGTTTCACCTTCGAGCAAATAGCCTTTTGATATTGTTTTAACATATATTTCAGTGTTACCCCACTCCGGATAATCTACTCCTAATTCCCAACCTAATTCTTCTCCGAAACTTTTCATTGTTTTTTCTTTTTTTGTTACCATAAATCAGACCAATCTTCGCCTTCATTTGCTTTTGAATAATCAGTTGGACGTACTGCAAAGAAATCTGTATGTGTAAGCCCGCCGGTTAAGTGATAGAACCAATCTAACTCTTCCGCTGATTTTACATTATAATTAAAAATAGATTGATATCCAAGCTCATGCAATTTTTCATTGGCTCTTTTTCTGATAAAGTCTTTTAAGTTTTCAGCTTTTAGATTTTCCAAATCACCTTGCTCGAACATTTTGTCAATAAATTGTTCTTCCATTTGTACCATCAATGTTGCAGCCTCTTCTACATCTGATTGAACTGCATCTTTGAGTTCTGGAAATTCTTCATACATATGACGGAAAAGTTGACATCCCATTTTAGAATGTAACGATTCATCGCGTACAGACCATTTCATTTGTTGGCCAATGCCTTTCAACATGTTACGCATTTGAAATGAATAAAGTACTGCAAAAGATGAATAAAGCGATACCCCTTCGGCAAAAGCAGAAAAGATTGCTAATGAACGAGCTACTTCTTTTCTTGCTTCTGGATTTGATGCTAAATCTTCATAAGTCCATTCTGCAGTAGTTGCAGTTAAAAACTCAAATTTCTCAGCAATTGCAGGCTCATGTAAAAATGCCGCAAAATCTTCAAGACCTAGAGTTTCATTTAAGTATGAATATGCTGTTGCATGTATCGTTTCTTGAGAACCAAACATCATTGCCATTTGTTTGATTTCGTGTTTAGGGAACCATTTAGTTACCATGTTAGTCCAGTAATCTGATACTGCACATTCAGTTTGAGCAAAACCTAAAAGGATATTTCCTACCAAATTCTTTTCATGTTGTTGTAAATTTTCATTCCAATCTTTAATATCGCCTTGCATTGGAATTTCTGTATGCAACCAAAATGCTTGTGCTTGTTTTAGCCATCCTTCATTGTAATATTCTGGATATTCAAATGGCTTAAACGGGATTCGATTCTCAAAAAGTTTTGGCATCTATGTCCTTTTTAAATTGTTAATAACTTAGTTTTTTTAGATAGAAAAAGGAAGGATGATTCCTTCCCATTTCATTTTATATAAATATGATTTTATCCAAATTGTCCACCCAGATCTTTGAACTTTTGAGCTAAATTTTTCTTCATTAAGTTCTCTCCGGTTTTCATAACTTGTGTAGTTTGTTTACCCTGGGTAGTTTGTGGTTCAAAGAATTGAAATTGACCATTATTTGTATTAATCTTACTTGGTAATGTTATGCCATCTGGACCGAAACGATTCTTAATAACGTGGCCTCTACCAGTGCCTGACATCTTATCTTCGACTTTGCGTGACAATGACATCAAGAAATCTGCAACCATCACTTTACCATATGAAGATGCAATTTTATCTGCTTCGATAATATCTTCCTCCAATGCACTACGTCCTGCCTGCGATGCAGTCCAAACTGGAATTTTATATTCTCCCGCCATTCCTCGAAGTTCTTCATATAAATCTTCTAATGCTTCGTGTTTGTCTTTCTTAGTATTTACCTTTAAAAGATCACCATAATCCACAATGATAAGATCTGGTGTTTTGCCTTGCATTATGGTTTTTTCAATATGAGCTTTGAGTGCCATTATGCCAACTGATTTAGTTGGATAATATTTAACAATCAAATTACCCGTTAGAGAACGCATCTTTTCCTCGACAGTGTCTTGATGATGTTTTAGAGTTTGTGCGTTTATACCGGTTAATACTGAGTCATAACGTTGTCCTACATAGTTTTCGTTAAGCTCTAATGTATAATGTATAACTGTCTTACCGGCTCTGACTGCATTAGCACCAATATTAATAAGCATCCAAGATTTACCAATACCTGCAGGTGCCATTACTACTCCTAATTCGCCTGGAGCTAATCCGCCGTCCATTAAATCATCAATAACATCCCAGCCAGTTGTGATTGTATGTCGTGCTGCTTCATTATAACGAGATGCTACATCATTAATATAATCTAATCCAATATTTGTATCAGCACCAGCTTTCATAGCGCTATCCATTTTAGATTTAATTTCATCATAGTTACCCATTTTAAGCAAGGTAACCGAATCCATGATTGCTCGTTTAATTTCTTGATTCTTACAAAATTTAAGAATCTCATCTTTAACAAATGAAAGATCATCTGATTCCATGTATCGGAATACTTCTTTCAATTGTTCTAATATTGCAGTTTTGAGAATATCATTCTCAATCTCAGTTATTTTTACTTTAAGTACATCTTTCGATGGAGGTGTTTTATATTCTTTAAAATGTTCTAATATAACCTCAAGTAACCAACTATTTGAATCTGATTCGAAATAATCAGGTTGAATGATATCTGCAATTTGTTGTAAGAATATTCTATCCGTAAATAATGCTGCTATGACTTTGACTTGAAATCCAAATCCGTATTCACTTAATTTATCTGTCATATAACCATTATATATAATTTATTAATAATATCAAATATTATTTGCGTGTTTGTTTTGCAAATGCATTCAAAGATAACCATGTATTGTTTAGCCAGTCTGGTAAATTCTTCATGATCGCCCACATCTTATCTTCATAAAATAATCTTTGAAATTCAGACTTATTTAATTCAGATATTGGCTGTTCCATGATACCTCGAATCTTACTTGCAGTCTGTGCTGGAATATCTAATAATTTGATATTCATGAGTTGATAATTTTGCTCAATGATTCGAGCATTATCTAGAATCTTCTGATATGATTTAGATTCTTTAAGATTATTTCGACTTTTATCTAATAATGCATCAACTGAATATTCTGCGGGCTGTGCTAATTCAGGAATCAATTTTAAAATAGTCTTTGGTCCTATTCCATTAACGCCTGGAATATTGTCAGATGCATCTCCCGTAAATGATCTATAAATAACCATGTTATTAGGATGCACTCCAAATTCTTCATGCACTGCTGCAACATCATACATTTTCTTTTTGATAGGAGACCATACTTGAATTCGGTCATCTACCAATTGATAAAAATCTCTATCTGTAGAAACAATGGTAATTTTTTTGCAAATATCTTCATACATTTGCGCAATATAAGCAATTGCATCATCTGCTTCAATGCCGTCTATTGCCATGAATGTTACTGGGAGATTGTCTAGATAAGAAACTAATCGACTAAATTGATGTCGCATTGATTCTTGTTCATCTTCAATTGTTGAATCATGATGATCATGGCGACGAAGTTTTGTTTTATTTGCTCTATTTGCTTTGTAATCGCCGTAAATCTTTTTTCGTTTTGCAGAGCCGCCTCTACCATCAAACACAATAACACAACGTGTTGGTTTAAAGTCTCGAACTGTTTTGCCCACTGAATATAAAAATCCAGTAATACCACCGATATGATCGCCATCTTCATTATAGGCAGGTGTCGCACCGAAGCTACGAATAAAAGTATTCAAGCCGTCGAATACCATGAGATGATCATTTACATCCGACGGGCTTGAATTTCTTTCTTGTTGTAACTCTTTGAATAATTGTTGATACTTATTCATTATCCTTCTTCATCAATGAATTCGTCTGTAATTATTACATCATCAATACCGCCATCGATACCTGCTTGATATTTGAATATGTAAGCATCGCAAATTCTTCTGTATAACCTATCCTTTGCTGCTGGGTTACTAATAACCTTTTCAACAAAGTCTTTGCTTTGAAATTTTAATTCACCAAACGTTTCTCCGGTTTCGTGGTCAACATCTTCCAATGTATACCATGCACCTGATTGTTTAACCAAATCAAAATTTTTCATGATAGCCAACCAGCCACCGTAATTGTCAATACCACTATCATAGTAAATTTCATAATCTACTTTGCGATGCGGCGGACCCATACGATTCTTAACTACCTGTACATTTGTTTTGCTACCTACAACTTGTTCTACGCCATTAACTTTGGCTTTGATCATTCCGGTGTTTTTAAGACGAAGTCGAACTGATGCGTGGAATGGAATTGCCTTGCCACCTGCAGTTGTCCATTGGTCGCCAAATGATACACCTAATTTTGTACGTAACTGATTTGTAAAGATCAAACAAATACGCTCACGTGCAATCCAATTGGTTACCTTGCGCATTGCTTTTGATAAGATGATTGATTTTGATGTTGCATAACCATCTTTATCATATTCAGCTGACATTTCTATTTTTGTAGATGCACCCATGATTGAGTCTACAATGATTGTCACTAAACGATCTTTATCTGATTTTCGAACGCCTTCTACAATTGTTTCAATTGTTTCAAAAATTTCTTCAATTGTTTCTAACGGTACATATAGCATTGTTTTTAAATCAACGCCAATTGCCGTTAAGAATTCTGCACTCGTAGCAGATTCAGTATCAATATAAACAGCCAATCCACCTTTCTTTTGCGTTTCTGCTAAAGTATGTGCTGCTAATAATGATTTACCAGATGCTTCTAATCCGGTAATTTCAGTAATCCGTCCCACAGGAAATCCACCATAGGGACGGTTTGAAATTGCTAAATCAAGCATCGAGCAACCTGATGAAATCCATTCTGATACATTGCTTGGAGAATCTTCATCGCCATCTAAAAAGAACGCGGTCTTAAGATTTTGTCCTTTAAATTGTTTGTTGATACTATCTGCTAATGTACTTGCTAGACTGTCTTCTAGTTCCAGTTTACTTTTACTCTTTGCCATCTATGACTCCTTCTTAATTGAATAAATCATTGAATGCATCTGCAACTGAGTCTACTTTTGTAGCTGCTGGTTTTGATGCTGATGTTGTTGCTGGTGCTGCTGCAGGTGTAGAAGTTTCTTCTTCTGAGTCAACATCTGAATCTGCATTTTCTGGATTCATCCATTCTTCTAATGCTTGTTGCAATTCGTCAAATGACGGCTCTGGAAATAAATCAGTAATTTGTGGTTGATTCATAATCTTCTGAGCAACTTCTTTATCTTCTGTTGCAGGTTGCGTATTTGGTTTAACACGAATTGCTGTCTTAGGATATGAACCTGCACCTTCTGCTGGTGTAAATTCTACATCAATATCACGGCCATTCATTAAGTCGGTAATATCACCATAATCAGCATCTGCAATAATAGAAAGCAATTCCGTATAAATGGTTTTACCAAAGCCCCAGAATTTAACTCCCTCAGATTCTTTACCACGAACGATAACAGGAACATATGTTCTCATTTTCGGTTCAATTTTACGACCCATGAGCCAATCTTCTTTGTCTCCGGTCTTTTTCAATTTCTCAGCAAACTCTACAATTGGATCTGCATTTCCGAAGGTGATAGGTGACAACATGGTTTTCTTACCAATGTCATAATGGAAATACAATTCTAGAAATGGATTTTCTTTGCGATGAACGTAAGGGACGATGCGAACACGTGTCTTGCCAGATTCAGGCTTCCAGATGTTGCTTTTTTTGTCATCGGTTTTGTTTAATTGATTAAGTTTCGCTTTGATAGCGTCAAGGTTAAGTGCCATAAGTACTCCTTTAATTGATTAAGTTAATAAAATATTTAAATTATAATTACAATATAAGTAATTAATTCGTTAATTCAAAGTTAATTGTTAAGTTTTTTTAAACTATTAAGTTATTATAGATTTTATTTTAAGTTTATATCATAATATTTTTTCATGATATGTTTAATATATGCTGGTAGAATTTTTGAATCTGTATCTAACATAATTGCATATGCAACGCCAGCTGCAGAAAATTCTTGTACGGCATCTTCTAAATAACTTTTATAAACATATTCTGCAAAACGTTTATCTGATTCTTCATTTTCATGTAAATTTTTTGTATTAAAACGACGCATATTTTCTGCTAAGATGTGTTCTAGTTTTTTCATAATTTATCCTATATAAATAAATATCAATTCTATTAAAAATTTAATTAGGATTGATTTCGTAATCTTTCTTGTGCAACATTCTAGTATATAATTCATAGCCGCCGGCGATAACTGCATCTAAAATTTCTTGATATTTGAGATCTTCATCATCAATTACTTCGCCATTTACTTGAATCACCGTCATTCCATCGATAGTTTCTAATTCAAATGGTTTACCATTATAAGTACCGAAAACTATTCGAGACATTTTGTGAACACTTCTATCATCAACAAAAGACGTATGCTTTAAATTTTTATGTACACTCCCGTTGATTATTTTGATAATCGGGGCTTTTTCGCCAATCATTGCAAGTGCAGTTATATTAGGTGGTAAATCGGCATTATCTGAATCCCAAATACTTTTAAGTTTTCCGCCTACGTATTTTGATAATGCATTTGCTAAAGTAGTATGAATTTTGTGTTTGATTTCATTTCTATCATATGGATTTTCAGGTAGATTCCAGTTACTATTATCGAAATATGCTATAGTAGTTACTCCTTTTAGATGTGAACTAGAAACTAGTTTTCCTTTTAATTTATCTGGCTTACTAGTTCCCGTAAATCCATATTGTTTTAATATCGGATCATTTGCAAGAGATGAGTTTTCTGTATCATCTGGATAACCGTTATTGTTTTGATCAGAATCTTCGTTTAGATTCTTAGTTTTGAATCTACGCATACTTTCTGCTAATAAGTTTTTTAATTTAATCATAGTTAATTCCAAACGATTTTCTTGAAGAATACAAGATCTATTACGCGGTATCCTGCTTCGTCTGTGAGGATAAATGAATTTTGATATATGCTCCAATCAAGTTGGAATGTTTTATCTAATACACCATTGTTTACGGCTCTAATAATTTCATTGAGTGCATTAACCGTATATAATGTATTAGTTTCTTTTTTGCGGTGGATGCTAATTGTATTTTGACCTCTTTGAGTGCCAGCATCTGCATTGTATGTGCAATACAAATTATCTGCAGATTCTGCATTTGCAAATACAAATATTCTGCGTTCTGGTATAATGTAACTTTGCTGTATATATTCCGTTACTATGTTTAAATCTGACCTATGTGCGAATGTGCAAAGTAGTTGTGTTTTCAATGATTATCCTTGTTGTTCTAGATATGGGTAGTTTTGAGATGATGGTACCGAACGTAATACAAATCTATATCGTCCTTGTGATACCGATTCAATTACAAATGCTTCAGGATTAGCTATATGAGGCTGTGGATTTCTTTTATTATAATAAATCAATCCTAAAATTTCTTTAAAGAAATTATCTTTAATAGAAGTTAATTCAAAAACAAAGTCTTTAGGTTCTTTAATAAACAAATTTCGTTCTACGCGTTTAAACCATATAGCTGCATTAGTATTAATATTATCAATTGGTTCTCCAATTCGTACTCCTGCAGGATTTTCTTCACCAGCAGCTAATTTAATTTTTTCAGCATCTGCATCTGATATCCAATATGATTGCGTTTCGCCGCCGGCGGCAACAGTTAAACGAGTATCTTTAACGTCACTATCTAATTCAGTTTGATAAAATATTTCGTGTAATTCTTTGAAACCTTCATACCAATTATGAAATGCAGATTTCTTCCATTCCATTCCGCCAGATAATTTGCTATCTTCAATACTTTCAATGAATCGTGTTTCAAATATCATTATTAATTTTTTAAGAGATTCGGCTGATTCAGGATTAACCATATGTTTTAAATATGTATATGGATCTCCGATCGTTTTAAATGGCAACACGATATCTTTATAAAATTCTCGAATTCGTTCCGTTAATTTAAATCTAGTAGCTACACCTTCTTTAGCGGGGTCAAACTTACCTGAATCTAATTCTTTAACTTCCCATTGACCATTTGGCATAACTATATCATGATATTCAGTGCCGCCTGGTTTTGAGTCTTTAACGCCTAATAGTATTGATACTTCACCATTACCCATTCCACCTCGTGCGCCGCCGATATTTACTAAAAAGAAATTTGCAAATGCTTTCCATCCTTCTTGCACAAATGATTCAATTGAATGTACCCTAAAATTTTTATTAAATTCTCGCTTTGCATCTTCGGAGAGTGATCTATATATAGATAAAATTTGTATATTTACTTCATTAGGTAAACCAATTGAAGTTATTTGTTCAATAATAGAACTATTATCTTCTTGTTGAGATGTTTGTGATATAGAATCTGTAGATTGTTCACTTAATCGTTGTGCTCGTTCTACAATTTGTTGAGCTTGATTAGATGTTATATTTGCAGTCTCTATTAAGACATCGTATAATATTTTGTAATCTTTAGCACATGTAGGATAACCTTTAGGCAATCGAAAACACCATTCTGTTAAAATTAAGTCAATGTTCATAAAGAAATAGTTTTTATTTTATTAATAAATATCAAATGATAAAAAGTTAATTCATATTTTTACAATTAGAAAAATGAAAACGTTTCATTTGAGGCTCGCCACCGGTTTTTTTACAATGTGGACATGTTATTTTATTTTTTGGTTTATTTTTTAAGGTATTACTTATCTTAGTTTTAGTTTCTTCACTTATTATTTGTAATTTACGTTTTTCTCTTATTTTAATTTTTTGTTCTTCGCTGATATTACGACCTTTATTAGATAAACCTAATTTTCTAACTTGTTCTTGTTGTAATTTTTTTCTTCGTTCATAATCATATGAACTAATATTATAACTTCGTTTATGTCGTTTACTTTGCGGATTCATCATCCTCCATAATGCATAATGTAATTTATCATTATCTGGATAAATTTCACAAAGTAATTTATGAGCTATGAAATGTTCTCTTGCGGTAAGTAATACTAAATTATCATTATCATCATTGCCGCCTAGGCATTTCGGAACAATATGATGTTTTTCATAATATGAATCAGTATCATTCTTTATTCGATTTTTATTTTTCGAAGATTTAATTAATTGTTGATATATATACTGATAATTCATTTAATATAAATATGTTGTATCTCATCGTATGTATCGCCAACCTTCACTTTTACTGGAAAGTTGCCTTGTTCCAACGTTTGTTTGATTTGAGGTAATAACTCCTTTGCTTCTGCATAATCTACATCGAAAAGTATGGAGTCATATGTATAAAGTATCATGCAACTTGCATATGGTTCAATCAAATCTTGCACTTGCTTCAATTTAAGAACTGATACTTCGGTTTCTACTGCTTGTAAATAATAGTTAAACAATTTATTAGCAGTCATATTCTGCATACCATCCTTGCAGATATTGCGTTTCAATACAGGCGTTTCAACACAACCTGTGCGTTTCCATTTATTCCATATTTTGTATACAAAATCATTTACTTGTGCAAAAAATGGTATGCTTAAGAATTCTCGATCAATACCTCCGTACAACAAACGGAATGTTATTGCTTTGCTTTCTTCACGCTGCGTGTCAGTTAATTCTGCAACATCAAAATAAAATTGACCTAAATAATCATGTATTGATGATGTGGGTAAATCATAACCAATCATTTTTGCAATAAGCCGTACGTGATATGAATCAAAGTCCATTTCTACTAATGCACCTCGTTCAAAGCGACTACAAAATGCTGCTCTGGTTCCATCATCTTTATTCATTGCAGCAAAGTTGAAACCTCGATATGCATTACTAGGTCGACCTGTCGTTGTATGATAATGATAGTTTGAATATACTCGACCATCATGTATCAATTCCGGCATACGAAAATCTGGCGTTACTTGTAAGCCTGCAGATTCAATACGAGCAAATACTTCTGGATATACGGCATTGAATTGTAAGTATGATTCTGATAATTGCGCATTCATACACATTGGCCAAGCATAGTGACGTATCTTTTGACACATTGCCATGTGTTGTTGCAATGGAACAATGCAATTAACTGCATCTAATGTAGCGTGACGTCTCCAATAAAATTGATGAGCTGCGGTTGGATAATGTGATTCATCATATGCTTCACCGTAAGTATACCACCACAATGTTTTTACATCCCATACAGCCCCATTACCTCCCGTTTGTAGCCATCGCTTCTTGTCGTGAACAAAGATATTCTCCAATGCCAAAAAAGAACTTACATGTTCAGGGAAGCCCCTTAGTTGTTCAGTATGACGAATAGGAATCATGCGTTCTACTGCATCTTCTGTATAAATGTATATTGCACATAAGTGATTGATGGCAGTGTGATTCGTTGGACTACAGTATACCGGTACCAGCAATGTCTTTCGATCTTTGATGTACCGTAACGTTTGCGTAACTTCTTCTGTAGTATCCAATATCATTATATGGATAATAAGAAAATTTTATCAAGAATCCAACCCGTTTATATCAGCTGGGATATTAAAAACATTGTCTGTATAATATTCAGTTAGATTGATTAAATAACTACTGAGTTGCGGCAATGATAAAGCAGCTCGTTGTATTTCTTTTTTATTTTTAGTAGTTACGCCTTCAACTAAATAACCATTTATTCGTTCATCATTGATGTTCCCAGAAATAAACCATGTTAACGATGTTGCTGAATATAATTTTGAATCTATAACATTAGATTGCCATTGTCTATATTGCAATTCATTTGTTTCTATAATGTCAGATTCATTGTGTTTTTTAAGAAAATATCTAGAAATGAATCCGTTCAAGATATCTTGTTTGCGTATTTGAACTGGAATTGATTTTAATGAAACATATGTTCCTGCATATGCATCATTTGTTAATTCTTGATAAACAACATTTTTTTGATTTTCTGGAGTTACTTCTTGATATGGAATCAATTGTAAAGATGATTTTGGATTCCATGTAGGTTGTGTATATGCTTCACCCGTTGTATATAGATGAAACAGACCAACATATTCCTTCTTGTCAGTAGTCATCCATTCTTTACCAGTTGTATATAAATTAGTAGTTATTTCGTCAACAGGATAGTATAATTTAAATCTTGCCATGGTTATCCTATTTTTGGTCGCATTATACATTTAATTTGTTGTTTCCAATCGCCATCTGTGTCAACATCGTGAGTGATACCAATTACGCTAAACACTGTATTTTTTTTATATTTTTCTGGTAATGCATCAAATGTTAAAACATCGCCATATCGCAATCCGTTGATCCCATCAATTGTAAATTCAACATCAAATGGAAATATTGGTGCAGTAAGTTGTTGCGATTTTGTAATATTATCAAATGGATATTTTATATATTCAATAAGTGCTTTATTTAATTTAGTAGCATTTTCAGAAACAAATGGAATTTTACCGTAACTAGTTTTTGCATCATTTAAATTACTTATAATCTGATTATGTTTTTCTTTATATTTATCTCGAGCTAGATTTATCGCTGCTGGGTCTTTTGAATTATACATAAAATTTAAATATGGCGCAATTTCGTCATCTGATACGTCAGTTCCGGCGTTTAAAACATATGATAAATTTTTAACATTATTAGGCAGTTTTGCTTTAAAAGAAAATTCTCGAACAATCGATCCAGTTGGATGATTTGCTAACATTGGTACTGAATATGGCTTAACTGGTACTGTTGTGTTTAATGGTTTTAAATATTTTGTGTCACTAAAAGTTAACGTAGTAGGTAAATTTGGGTCTGATACTAATTTTAAATTAATTGCATTTCCGGTTGCTGTAACTATTCTAGCACTAATATTTGCTAAAAAATCAGTTACTGTAAATGATTTAGTATTTGTTTCTGATATTGAATTTAATATTTCTTGAATCATTTGAAGATTTAAAAAAATTCGGGATGGACATATTACAGTGGTATCATTCTGAATATCTGTGATACCTGGCCAGGGTGGATTAGGATTATTTGGATCATTATATGTAGTCATATTATTTACTACTGTCGGATACATTTTTAACTCACCATATACGTTCATGCCGCCATTGCTTTGATCTAAATTTGAATTCTTTGGTAATAATAACACATCTTTTGGTTTACTTGATGTTAATGCCGGATAATAATTACTAAATTGCACAGAATCGCTACAAATAATTGCTGCAGCATCAGCAGCGCCTGTAATTTTAGTTATAATTTTATTATTAATAAAATCTATTAAGCCCCCTAATGTTATATATCGCTGAACTTCAACATATGTTTGTCGTTTCGGATTATCATTAAATGCTTGTTCTTGTGCGGCTTGTTGTTCATTAAATTGAGCTTGTTGGTCTTCTAGACTTAAAGTCGAATTTGGATCTGCAGCAAATGTTGCTCGTTGATACGTTGGTAATTGTACACCTGGATATAATTGTCCGTACAAAATAAATCCATCTGGTGCAGAAGATTCTTTGCCTGTAACACTATTACTAGTTTTAAATTTTAGTAAAAGTTCCGGGTCAGTTGTAAGTTTATTTTTATTTTTAAAATTAGTTCGAAGTCTTTCAAACTCATTATATAGTTGTCCATAAAATTCAGTAGAGCCAGTTGGCTGACCTAGGTTTTCTAATTCTGCTACACTACTAGTTGCAACAGTATTATATTCTACAGCTTTTACATTTTCAACTTTCTTTACATCTGGATTCATTAACATGCTTACATCAGTATATGTATTGCTAGTTCCAGTTAACGAAATTGTAACGTCTACTGAAGCATCTTCTGTATATGAAAAATCAAATGATGTTATTAATCCTTGAAATGAAAATTTATTAAGTTTACGTATTTCTTGTTTGAATGCGGTTAAATCGTTTAATAATGATGGATATAATTTTTTTAATTTTGTATCAATTATTTCTTCTGATAATGAACCAAATAATGATGCGGTAGAAATAAGATTAGTATCTGCCCCGGTGATTATAGCAGATTTAGGATGCTCTATATCAATTTTAACATAGCGTCCTGGATATAACCATGTATCTTCAAATGTATCTAAATCTCGGGTTGGATTTGGAATTGTTATGTTAACAATTGCTTTGTTTAACAATCCCATTGAATGGTCACCAATATCCACACTTACAGCCGTAATAATCGGCCCGATTCTTCTAGAATAATCAGTTAATTCATTGCTACCAGTAGTTGCGATTCCGCCTTCATATTTAATTTCTGTAACTGTATATTTAGGATTTGTTAAAAAACCGTCCGGACCACTAGGTTGATATCTACCGGATCTTACAGTAGTGCCTCCTAATATATCAAGTATAGACTTCGGATCAGCAGATCCTGACTTATATGCAGTTAATTGTACATTAGCAATTTTTCCTAGCATAAAATTGAGATCTTGAGTATTTCGACGTTTGCCAGAATTACCTCGTGCATTGAGTTCTAATTGAACTGCGGCATCTACTTCTGAATAAAATAAGTTGCTCATCTAGAATTATTTATTTCATTAATAACTTGTTGTATAATATCTTTATCTGGGATTCGTATTGTAGTATTTTGTGGAATAATCAATGTGCCTTTTCCTAAACCATTTGCAACTCCAATTGCCCACCACATTGTTGCATCTTGATAAAATCTACTTGCTAATTTATCTAATCTTTCAACCGAAGTGGTTCGTATGTAAATATCATTTAATGATATTGGAATATTAGGAATTATTGTAGACGAAAATCTACGTTTTCCAGCTGAATTTTGTAAAACTTTTGACGATGCATATCTACTTGACATTTTTATTATTCCTCATATTGTTAATTACTATCTGCCTGTAATTGTATCTTGTTCTAAATCTGTTGATGGTGCATTTGTTTCAAAATCGCTTAACCAGTTATCATTGCCTTGTATTGCAATATTATCATTATCATATTGTTTTGCTAATCCAAAGAAACGACCGTTATTTTGAGGTAATGCATCAGCGATAACTTTAAACTGACAACTTACAGAAATTTTTCTAGGTGTTTCAAACATTTCTTTATCGCCTTCAATATTGATTTCCCATGAATGATCTAAATCATATGTATAACTCAATGAATCCAACACTACTGGTGTTTGATGAAATAAATCTCCTAATGTTATTCGCATCCATGGAGCTACCATAGCTATTGACGTTTTATCATATTTAGGTGCACAATAACCAGCAAGTGCATTTAATTTTCTCCATGTTGGTTTAATTTCATCGCGATCGGTTATAACAATATCAAAGTCTACACTTAATGACCTCGCATAACTGCTGTATTGATAATTCGGATCAGCACGACCAATCATTTTGACGTCTGACCATCCAGGTGAAAATGAATCACTTAGTGATGTTAATACTGCACGAAACACAATAATGTCATCAGATAAGCCGGCATCATTCTTGTCAAATAAATTTCTAGCAGTTAAAGATGGTCCTGTTAAGAAAAACTTTATAAAGTCTTTAGTTAGTGATGTTTTAGGTACAAGAGTAGCATCTGTAGAACTAGCTGGTGATGGTTTCCATTGATATGCATTTTTTAATAAGCGTTTGCCGAAATCAATAACCGTAACTTTGTCTCCTCGGAATGGCGTTACTACTTCTAGTGGATTTGTTGATCTAGCAAATCTTTTAGAGCCATCAGTACCGGGTTTCCACTGTGTGTTAATTTGACTGCGCAATGTAAAATCACTACGCAATGCATACTCACTATCATGATCACCCCATCCGTAGCCAAATTGTCCAACGCCATTCAGATTAAACAATGCATATGCACCTGCAGGCGACAAGGATGTTGCAGCATATAATGCCGCTCTGCCACTAGCTTGTGCAGGTCGTATTGCAGCAGATCCGCCATCTTTTCTAGCATTACCAATTGCTGAACCTATTTGTGTAAGTAAATTAGCATTTTGATTTGCAAATGAACTAGCAAAACGTTTTGCTCTAAAATCTGGATATGGTGATAAACTTCCAATAGAATTAGCAATATCAATAGCATTACCACCAATATTCAACTTGTTTGTTAATTGATCAAAAGGCAATGTAAAATATGTACTATTAATCACGTCATTATTATCAATAGCAGAATTAAATATTTTTTGTGCACTTTGACCTACTTGCGGAAATCCAGTAGCACCTGCTGCAATACTGCTAGCATATCCAAAACTATTTCTAAAAAATTTAGCATCATTTAAATTTGTAAAACTACCAGTTACATTTATCGAAGTTGGTTTGGATGATTGTGGTATTATTCTAGTTGCACCCGGTGCCAATATTGGCGTATATGGTATATTTGATATGTTTGAATCAAACGGATTGCCTATATATCCTGGTGTTGATGTGTATGTACTGTCAAATTGTATATTGTTATTAAATGTTGGATTATTCACTAATAATTGTGATGCAAGGCCAATGCTAGTAGGATTAATACTATTAATATTAAAAGATGTAAATTGTTGAGAACTAACCGTTGGATTATATGTAGATATATTTTGTGAGATAATATTTTCTTGATTTGTATTTATATTAAATGCCGTTTGCGTTATATTACCAGCAATTGTTGGATTGTATGTAGACAAATTGTTAGAAATAATATTTTCTTGATTGGTGTTTATGTTAAATGCTGTTTGTGTTATATTACCAGCAATTGTTGGATTATATGTAGATATATTTTGTGAGATAATATTTTCTTGATTGGTGTTTATGTTATAAGCACCAATAAATTGAATACCACCTTGATATCCCGGGCTTAATGTAGATATATTTTGGGATATAATATTTTCTTGAGTAGTGTTTATGTCATATGGGCCTACAAATTGCGAATTATTTTGTGCAGTAGGATTAGTATGTATCGAGTTAGGTAATATATCAAATGGTCCTGTAAATTGATTACTCGCTCCTAATGTTGGATTACTCATGTTATTTCCTATCCATAATATGCACTGTTTATACCAGCACCAAATGTGTTATCTCGTTTTGATAATACTCGCGTTTGTGTTCGTATTTCTGCAATTAATTGATCTATTTTTGAAGCTAAATCACTATTGTTAGATGATTGTTTTGGAAATAAATTAGTTCCTGCTACAATCGTATCATCATTATTTAATGCAAAGGTATCTTCGCCGGCAGATATAATTTTATTGCCATATCCAGAGGGAATCATCACATCATTTTCCAAAGAAGTGCCGCCGGCGCCACCATATGATGGAGCTTGAATTGCAAACCCGGCGCCAGCTCTACTTTTTAAAGCATTATATACAGAACCAACCGTCTGCCCCCCTAATAAAGTAGTGCCAATATTTTTGAGAGCATCCTTATC